GCAGAATCGCTGCGGCGGCTTTGGCTGGTGATCCCCGAAACCGCGACCGCGTGCTGAATGCTTTCCCAGAGATTATTGCCAACTACGGACCAGGCAGCGCTTTCTACACCGAGGATTTTTGATGCGTGAAGTAAAAGTTGCGTTCTCTGAGCCTGACTTGGAGCGACTGACGAAACAAGCCGAGTCTCAGGGTGTTTCACGAGCTGGGCTTATCCGGCAACGTGTTTTTTCTGCTGAAGAGCGCTTGCTCCAGCCCAAAGACATTCATGAACTTGTTCAGAAAGTCAGGCGTAGAGCCGGGTTCGGCATGGACAGCCGCAAGGTTGAGCACATCGTCATGTGTGTGGTCAATGAAGTCCTTAATTAAAAAGGTGCGGCAGCTGTTTCTGGGTCTTCTAGGTCATACTTCACATAGGAGGTTTGCCAGCGTGAAAACCAATGTTCACTTCACCTACTCGAAAGTAGGTGCGTCTGTAGATGCTGAAGCGTTGGCCTTGGTGCGCTTTACCAGTTATGACGACAACTCGCGAGCTTTAGCCGTTGAACAGGTGACGTATAAGGACGAACCAATGGGCTATCGAGATTTTGAGGCGCAGGTTGCTGCTGCGCTTGACTGCGGCATCGACGTTGACGTGATGTCTCCGTATAACTTGAACTATTTTCCGCTTTTGGAGAGCATAGTCACTCGCTAGTGTGCTACGTTAGTGGGGTTCACGACACCACCCATGTCTGACTCCACAGCTCTCTACAGAGCACAAGAAAACCTCCGCATGATGGGGACGTGCCCAACTTGGTATGACCACCTGGGCAAGATCGAAGCCGCAATGGCGGAACAAGACCGCGTTTACAAAATCCGTACCGCTGCCGGTTGGGACTTAGACGAAGGCGGTTGGTACGCTCCACATCCTGAGAATCCCGATGAGATGATCCCTGAATGGGAGTGGGAGTGTGAAACCGGTGGCCCTCTGCCCGAGGACGTGAAATGAGTTACCAAGTCTTGTTCGGCATGGAGCACCTCTCCAAGCTCGATACCGCTGTAAGCGTGTGCTTCGACACGGAGACGTGCCAGCTTCAGCCAGAGATGGGAAAGCTGCGGCTGCTTCAGCTTGGCTGCAGAACCCGGAAGATTATTGTTGTCATCGACTTTTTCCAAACAGATGAAAGCGACTGGGATCGTTTGCGGCGCTTCTTCAGCAACGG